ATTTGGATCTGGATAAAATATAACTTGAGAATCTTTTATACCATTAACCCATTGAAAATTACCTGTAGATACTACTGAAGAATTTCCTATACCTTCATTATAATCTATTTGTTCGTATATTTTAACTAAATTAAATATACTGTTTAAAGATTCATCTCTAAAGGCATGTTCAGTAGTTCTAGGAAATTGTCTGTAAAACTCGTTCAACGCGTCTTGATCAGATTTTAAACCCTCTACCTCGTTGTTCCAATGTTCTACAATGCCATAATCTATTAGTTCACCATCTGGCCCGATGACATTTGAGTCAGGATTATCAAATACTGGAAGTCCATACTCATCAATAAATCCTTCATAGTTCCATTCCATTGGGATAAACAAAGAGTATAAACCAGATTTTGTCTGACCATTTCTATTTCTTTCAGTGACATCGGATGCGTTGTATAATTTTTTAAAATTGTCTCCACCTTTATCTAGTGCGTTTGAAGTAGAGCCCATCATACATTTACCAACGATCCTGCTACCTAATCGTAAACATGTTTTTGTAACTCTCCAGTTATTTAATATATTATCAGGTCTCTCCCATTTCCCACTTTCGTCATGTACTAGAAGATTTAATTTCTCTCCATCATAACTATTGTCTCCAGTGTTCTTCCAATCAATCGTAGTATCTAATCCTTGTATATCTTCTATTTGCTCGTTTGCAGTGATCTTTTTTCTTGTAAATTTACTAGCTGGAACTCTATATGCTAATTCTGTTTTAGGTCTATCCATACCATCTTGAATAGGCTTAAAAAAGAATGGATAATTAACACTAATTGGAACGACTTTATCAGTAAACATTTTTTTAGCATCAGCACCTGTTTTAGATAATATACCATATCTAGCGTCACTTGATATTGTGGCTAAGTTCACTGTTTCAGCTGAAGACATAAAAGAGAATCCAGATCTACGATTTTTAAGATAACACATACCATAACATCTTTTATCTGCTTTACATGCCTCCCAAAATATATAAAACAATCTATTTGCTTCTCTATAATCTGGAGCACCCACATCTATTTTACTCCATTGTAAATACATATAGTGCGTACCGGTTATCCAGGTTGGTTTACCATTGTTCACAAACCAAAAACCTTCTTCCCTTCTTTGAAACTCTTGGTCTATATAATCGTACCATTTTTCTTTCTGATCTTCCGGATAACCCCTCCAATCAAATATATTCTTTATGCGACTAAGTGCTTTAGGGTATTCTTGTCTCACCCACTTGTTGTTAGGGTGTTTATATATTTCTTTTGGCGGTTTAGGTAGCGCTATAATTAAATTTTGTATTTCTATAATTTCACCTATAATACCATTGCGAGAAAGAACGATTAAATCGTGTTCTTTATTATAACCATATTTCCACTTTTTACCTCGATTCATTCTAGTAATCGTGGTTTTTTTTATAGGCTCTACAGTTTTAACTAATGTTTGCTCGTACATTACTTAGATCTACCTTCAGCGAATCCTTTAAAAACCTTTTCTTTTTTCTCTTCAGGTGTTTTACCATTAAGTAAATTCTCTTCTTCTTGGATTCTTGTGAGTATTTCGAACGCATCAAATATAGCTAGTTTTTTAGTAGCCGCAGCGTTTTTTAATCTATCTGCTGATATATCATCATCTGAATCTACAATAGGTTCTTTAGCTACTTTAATTAATTCCTCTACTGCTTTCTGCCCAGCTTGGATTATATTCTTCTTCGTTTCCTTGGTATTCATATTTAATTGTAATAAATTTAGTCATAACTCTATATAATCTTTTACCATCGATTATAAACTCATAAGTTGAAAATGGAGTAAAACCTATTAAGTCTTCTTTTTTATAAGAACCATCAGTATATTTAACAATACCAATACACGACTCTTCTTGATCTACCTCTAATTGCTTTCTTTCTTTTATAGGTTGTATAAAACAATATCCTTTTGGAGCCTTCCATTTATTATTTCTTTTATATAAAAATATTTGATCTTCTTTTACAAGATAAGTATTTTCATTAAAATAACTTTTACTATTCTTTTCTTCACCCCTAATATCTAACCAACGTCTAAAAACATTGTGGTGCGTTATAATAGTATCTCCAGGTTTTATTTCCGTTTCAAAAGCTGTAGGAACTGATTTAACAATAGCCTCTCTATTTACAAACTCGTGATTAGATATTTCAGTATTTAATATAAGATCTCTATCACCAACTTTTTTAGTATTGTTATATCTATTTCCCTTTGGCTCTATAACAAAGTCAAAAGGCGCTTTCATTAATATTCTAAGTTATATTCTATAGATATAGCCATGTTTTTATTGAAGTCTTTCCAAGGCAACACATCTTTATTCTTTTTGATATATATAGAATATTTATCTTTTTCTTCTATAATATCTGATATTTTGTGTCCACCATAAACATCTTGACCAACAGCATAATGCATAGCGTTTTCTTTATAATCTTTACCTACGGTAATTTTTCTAATCAGTTTTGACATCTTCTTTTGAATGATTTATAGTACCGTCTTGAATATTAATATCAGATGTACCGTAAATTTTTTCAAACTCAATTTGCATCTCACCTAATTGCTCTTGTAATTTAGCTACATGATGTAAAATACTATGTTTTTTACTTTCAAAAGTTCCAATTTCTAATTGTGCTCTATTGATATCATTAATTACTGATTGTACTTTATTTAATTCTTCATTTGTAATTTTAGAAGGTTTTTCCTTCTTCAACTCTTTAATTTTCTTAGTTGTGTTCTTTGCCATTTTATTTAATTTAAGTTAATTTAATTTATTTTTATTCTTCTCCGAAGTACAAGAATACAGCGCCATCAGCTAAAGTGCAAGCTGAAAACCTACCGTATATCCATTGTCCAGCTGGAAAGTCATCTCCCGATGCTATAGCCTCGGCATTAGCTCCGTTACCAGCTGCCGTAGCTGTTACGGCTGTACCAGGATAATAATTACCAACGTCATTTGCTGGTGTTAATGTAGTAAAGCTAGTATCAGCAGCTACTACATTTATAGCGACTATTACTTTTCCAGTAGGTGGTGTAAAAGCGCCTGTGTCATCTAAGTAAGCCCCACCAGCTTGACCTATATCTATTTGAGCCATATTATGTGCCATAATTTTATTTTTTTGTTTTTTCTAGTGATCTACCACCGAAGTAAGCACCGATCACGGTTATTAATACTAATTGTAATAGATCAGTCCATTTAGCTTCAACTACAAAGTTAATTATACCAGCATCAATAAATATTAATAATACTGTTGATATAACTAAAAATATTAAAACTAGTGGTCTAACATTTTTGCTTAACCAAGAATCAGACTTCATATCTGCTTCCCATCTTGTTGATATTTCTTTTTCTAGTGAACTTTGATAAGAGGCCACTAACTCTTTAATTTTCTGTTCAGCTTCAAGCTTCTCTTCTTTCGATGTGTGTAGATCGTCTATAACTCCACCAACGCCTTCTACAAGATCTTTAGCTCCACCTGAAAATATTGTTCCTAATATACTCATATTATTTTTATTTTATACGTTTCCATTATTTGCGTCATATTCCCAAGGGAATCCATCCCAACCAGCTTCTTTCCACTCTCCATCAATAAGTATTGAATCAAGACCGTTAACGTCTTTTCTAGGAAACTTTTTACCATTATACATAACATAATCATCTGTATAAGCTGTTTTCCCAATTTTCATATCAGTAGCATGTCGCATCTCGTGATTTATAGTTTGTTTCATTTCAAAACCATTTGGATCTAATTGATCACTAACATATATAGTTCCATCCATATTAGCTTCTCCTAAAATTCCAGGCTCTAATCTTTTTCTAATAACAGGAGTTCCAGGTACAGATAGATCAGGATCTCCACCTTCTTTATGAAAACGAAGTTTAGTTTTAATTTCACCACCTATAGCATGATTACCACTTTCTGATCCTAATTTAAAACCCATTACTTATTTTTTCTACCGAATAAGTTTCCAAATATTTTTCCTCCTACACCTAATCCTCCTCCACCAAAAATACCAGCTGGATCTAAAAAGTTTTGTACTGTTGGGCCTTTTCCTTTTGATCCACCAAATAAGTTTCCAAAGAATCTCTCTGGAGATGGTTTAGCGTGTTTACCTGTAGAAGAATTATATTTCTTCATGAACGAATTTGGATTTTCTTTAAATTTTGGCATAATTATCTTTCTTTATCTTTAATCATATCATCTATAGCTTTATTGTAAACTTTATCTGTATATGATTTATTATTAAAAAAAATACTTCTTTCTGATGTAGGTAAATCTTCTTCACCTAAAAGTATTCTATATATTCTACTTATTAGTTGAGAGCATTTAAATGAAGTTCTAAAGACGGAATACTTTATAGTAGTACGATTCCTATGTCTCCAAGCTTCTATCCAACCTTCTCTTCTTAATCTCTCCCATCTTGCTTTATCCCACGAGTATGTATAAACCCCGTTGATAAAATCGTTTCGTGTAAATCTTCCTTTACAATCTAAATAAATTAATAATTCTAAATCTGCATCTTTTAATCCGTAAGTCTTACAGGCCCATTTTCTAACGAGCCTGTAATACTTAAGGATATTCATTTCACGCAAATCCTGCGCGGTTAATCTCAATTACTACGAATCAAGAGTTACTGCTACTGCAAAACCAGAGTCGCTAGATATAGTAGCTATATCTCCATAATACACGCCGTTATCCGCGTCAGCGATAACTACAAAACCATCACTATTAGGTCCAGAATTTATAGCTTCTGCTATAGATCTAGCGATCAACTTGGCTCTATGATAAGAACCAGCCGTATCATGAGTATCGGCATGAGTAATTTTTACATAATCACCAACACCACCACCACCATCAACATCGCCTACTGGGCTGTCAAAGTATATGTAAGTGTTAGATGCGTCATGAGGCTCTACACCCAAGAATCTTGATGCTGGGTACATAGCCGCTTCTGTAGTTGCATCAGCGCCTCCGCCTTCTGCAAAATATAACATTTTTTCCATTTTTTTAGTTTTTAAAGTTAATTATTAAGCGATTGTACAACCAGTTACAAGACCGTTAAAAGCCTTATGATAAGTTGCTGCTTGTCCATTTGCTACGTTAGCATCTGCTACTACTTGAAATCCAGTTGAGTGTGGATTCGCGTTCATGATAGAAGCTAAAGCGGCTAGAACAGCTTTTTGATTTCCATTAGTACAGTTAAGTGTAACTGCCTCTCTTGTTGCAGCGCCTTCAATATCTTGAAAATAAAGTACAACACCACCAGAAACTGGATCGCAACCTAAGTAACGATCAGCTGGTAACATCATAGCTTCATTAGTCGTTTCAACATCAGCTTCTGCAAACCATAACATGTTTTTTGCCATTTTTTGTTTTTTTAAATTAATAATTTGTTTGTTTGTTTTGTGTTTGAGGTTTAAGGTTTGGGGTTTTGGTTAATCTATTAATACAACGTCCATTTGTTTTATAACGCCGTAAAATTTATCTTTATGCTGAATCCCATGTCCAGCGTGTTTATCGTAGTATATAATATCGCCTTCTTTTATTCCCTCAACGTTATTCCCAATTGATACTACTTTAGCTTTTAAATACCTATTGTCTTCGTTTAATTCATCAGTAAGTATTAATCCTCCAACTTTCTTTGGACCATCTTTGATTAATTCTATTATAATATAGTAGTTAACTGCTTTCATCGATTCGTATATTTGAAATTACACAATCTGCCGACGCTATAGTAGAAACTACTGACACAGCGTTTTTTAAAGCTGTTTTTGTTACAAGTAGTGGATCTATAATGCCTAAATGTAACATATATTCTTTTTTCCCCGTTATAACATCAATTCCAACACCTTCATCCATTTCTTTATAATCTTCTATACCTGCGTTGCGTAATATAGTTTTAAATGGTGCTTTTATTGCGTTAAATAATATTGTTTCACCAATATTCTCTGGAACTAGAAATTGAGAAGCGTTGAGTAGCGCAATACCACCACCTGGGACGATACCTTCTTTCAGGGCCGCTTTTGTAGCATATATCGCGTCCTCAACTCTATCTTTCTTTTCTTTTAATTCTACCTTAGAATCAGCTCCTACGCGTATAATCCCTACAGAACCTGACAACATGGCTAATCTTTGCTCTAAAAACTTCTTAAAAAAGTCGTTTTTTTCGTTCTTTTTAAGTTTTTGGACTTCTTTTATTCTTTCAGAGACGTTTTCTGCGGTTTCTATAGTGGTAATTATAGTATTTTTGTCATCTGTGACTGCTTTTTCTACTTCTCCAAGAATATTTAACGAAATTCCGTCTAAATCATCACCAAGTTCCTCGTTTATTACCTCAGCGCCAGTTAAAATTGCTAAATCTTTGATCGTATCTTGCTTCGTTGGCCCAAAACCTGGTAAATCTACGATATTTACTTTGATTGTACCTTTAACCTTGTTCATTAAAAGTGCCGATTTTACTTGTTGACTAACTTGAGCAACAATAAGTAAAGATCGGTTGTTTTTTATTGCGAATTCTAGTACATTTTGTATCTTTCTAACGTTAGGTATCTCAGAAGCTACAATTAAAACTAAAGGATTTTCTAAAACCGCACGTTGTTTGTTGGTATCTGTGACAAAATGAGGGGAAGTAAGTCCAGAATCCATCTGTATACCATCCACAACTTCAACATAAGTGTTTTCAGTATCAGATCCTTCCATTAACACTACACCATCTTTCCCCACTTCAGTATAAGCTTCAGCTATAATCTTTCCTAGCTCCATATCGTTGTTGCAACTAATAGAGCTAACATGTTGTAACATGTCTCCTTTTGTTTCAAGAGAGCTTTTCTTGAGATATTTGTTAACTTTTTTTAATCCAGAGTTAATTCCTTCTTTTATTTCCCTAATAGTCGCTTCTTTTTCATGACTATTTACTTCTTTTATCAGCGCTTCAGCTAGGACGATAGCCGTAGTAGTACCGTCACCAGCTTCTTTCACTGTATTTTTAGCTGCTTCTTTAATAAGAGTAGCCCCCATATTTTCAACCGGGTCAAATAAGACAACAGATTCAGCTACTGTTACTCCGTCTTTTGTGATCACCGGTTTTCCCCTCGCGTCTTCGTAGATTACGCACTTTCCCGAGGCTCCTAGAGTAGATTTAACTGCTTGCGCTAATTTATCTACTCCTTTTAAAATTTTATTTTTAGCTTGATCGCCAAAGTTCAAGTCTTTGACAATCTCGCTAGGTAGATTGTATTCCATTTAATTTAATTTAATTGTTTTCTACTTGAATGTTTTTATAACTTTAGGACCTTGTGTGGCTTCTATCTTTTTAGAGAAATGGTCGATGCTTCCGTCAATTGCGGTTTCAGCACCTTTTATTGTTTCTCTTCTCGTAACAGCGTGCCACTCCTCGTTATCTGGATTGGAACATTCTGTTTGATAAAAACCATTTGGCAGTTGGGTGATCCTCCAGTTTTTCTTTTCTGCAAGATGTCTCCATTGGTTCATAGTTTTTTCATTCGGTTTAGTTGTGTTCGTGGTATACGAACTTTTGTAATACAAGTAAGTCATTTTATTTGGTTTTTAGGTTAATATTACTTGGTTTAGGGTGTTTCCCTATTTTTTTTTTCTTTTTTCTAGAAAATAATTTTCGTAAGTCTTGTACAAACTGTCTAGGCACATCTTTTTTCGATAATTCAGTAATATCGCTTACAACTTTACCTATGTGCTTTTGTGATTGTTTTTCTATTTTACCTTTAGCACTAGACAAGTCTTCACCAAACTTCTTAGTAACCTTATCAGTTGCTGTTTTTATTGTTTTTGCTTTACCTTGTAGGTCTGAAGCAACAGTCGCTAGATCTTGTCCTAATTTAGATTCTTTGAACATTTGTATTAAATTCTTCTTTTTTGGTTCTGGATCTGGTGCTCCAACTGATTGATCTATTTGAGTAAAGTCAGGTCTTACATCTTCTGCTCTTACTGGTGATTGGTTGCCTTTTCCGTAGAATGCGCTACCTTTCATTTTAAATGGTCCTGCCATGATTTTAATTTTTAGTTATTTATAATTATTACTTATCTTTCTCCGTGCTTCCACACGTTTCGGTTATTTTTCGTACTCATCTTAACTACGCTACCATCTGATTCGTGGTGTAAATCGTAGCTAGATGACTGACCCCTTGCTTGGTTGTCTTTCTTACGATCTTTTCTTTTTTTAGTCATAGCAGCCTTTTTGTCTCTATCTCGTTTAGCTTTAAGAGCGGTAGGAGATAATCCTTGCGAATTACCTGGTCTTTTTGCGAATGCTTTTAAAGGTGATGTCCTCATGCCTCTTCGTTTTCCTCCTCTTCTATCTCTTCTATCTCTACCTCTTCTTCGTCTATAAGTTCTTGGGCTCTTTTTGAAGCTAGATCTATTGATTCTGTTATTCCACCACCGTACTCTGCGTCTGCAACGCCTTCAAACATCTCTGTAAAACGTTCTTTGTTCGGTGATGATCCCATCATCTTAAATGCTGTCGTATTTCCCGATCTTAATTTAAATGGTGCTTTTGCCATAATTGTAGTTATTAGTTAATACTAATAATCACATGTTAAAATAATTATTTAAGTATATGTGACAATAGCCAACTACTCCTTTCTCTAATAACCTATCTCTATCCCTAGATATTACTCTAGTAATATCCTTAGGTAGAGAGTAGAAACGCGACTACCATTATTACAATGTACACTATCGGTGATATGTCTATTCTAGTTTTTTCCATATTTATATTATTGCAAGTTTAAACACGGTACTTAATAATAATAGTATTAACAAATTGTTAAATGTGACAATAGGTAGTTACTCTACTCTTATTAATAGGCTTATGTCACAAAAAAAGTATATTATAAATATAGGGGTTAGATGCT